AGATGGCGCACTTGCCATTCGCAATTTGGGTAATTCAATTGACACAGCATTTGTTGATCTCAAAGGTGGAACGACTGGTCAAGTATTAAGTAAAAATTCAAACACAGATTTAGATTATGCTTGGGTTGCGCCAACAGCAGGAGATATTGAAGGCGTTACAGCAGGTGTAGGTATTTCTGGCGGTGGAACTTCAGGAACTGTTACAGTTACAAATTCAATGGCAACTGCTATTGATGCTAAGGGTGATTTAATTGCAGGAACAGGTGCAGATACTTTTAGTCGCCTTGCAGTTGGCGCAAACAACACAGTTCTTACAGCAGATTCCTCAACAGCAACTGGATTAAAATGGGCTGTTGCTGGAACTGCATTTTCAGGAGCAAGTGTTTACAATTCAACTTCACAAAATACAAGCAGTGCAAGCACTACAGTTTTGCAATATGATTCAGAATATTTTGATACAGACAGTTATCACAGCACATCATCTAATACTGGCAGATTAACAATACCTGCTGGTAAAGATGGAAAGTATTTAATAACTTCATTTTTTATTTACAATCAAAATTCAACTGGAAGAAGAAATTTAAGATTAAGAAAAAATGGTTCAACTATTATAGATTTATATTGGCCAGCGAATTCGAGTTATGAAGTTACCTTGCAAGTTTCAACTATTCAAAATGCAGTTGCTGGAGATTATTTTGAAACAGCCGCTTTTCAAAATAGCGGCACAGATGTGCTGGTTGTTGGCACTGGTGGTTATGTAGGAAGTAATGAATTTTCTATTGTTTATTTAGGAGCATAAAGTGATTAAATTTGACAAACCAATCAAAATAAATGGTGAACAATTGATTCAAGAGTTGAACACTGTTGGAATAAAAGTTAATAGTGACCCAGTAATCGATGGTAATGGAGATTTTTGGCTTGACATTTCAACAAAAGATAAAGTTAAAGCCGAGTTAATTGTTGCAGCACATGTTGCTAAAGATACTTCTAAAGATAAAGAAGCAACACGCCAAGCAATTGCAGATCGTCTTGGCTTAACTGCCGATGAACTTAAATTGCTACTTGGCTAATGAAGCCTTGGTTATCGCAAGCAGCCGTTCAATTTAGAAAACAAGTTGATGACTGCTACCCCGACAGGAATCGTAAAAGTGATGGATGGCTGGCTTCTCTGGAGCATAGAATGCGATCAGCCAAGTCAGACCATAACCCAGATGCCAAAACAGGATGCGTTAGGGCAATTGACATTACTGCTCGGTTATCTGACGACAAAAGGATTCCAGAGTATTTGGCAGATCAAATTAGACTCTATGGGAAATCTCAAGGGCGCATTAGTTATGTAATATTCAACGGCCGTATTGCTTCATCTATTCTAGGATGGCGCTGGCGTAAATACAAGGGTGCGTCAAAACACACGCATCACTTGCATATTAGTTTTAAAAAAGATCAAGACACTAACTCAGCCGAGTTTAATATCCCACTACTGAAAGGCAACGAATGAAACTAACCAAAAAACAAAAGGCAATTATTAAATCTTACTTCCGTGGAGTTCTTGTTTCATTTCTGACATTCTTGGCAAGTAATGAATTAGGGCTTGATCCAGTTATATCGGTAGCAATTGCTGCATTCGCTGGTCCAGCAGCCAAGGCCCTGGATAAGTCAGAATCAGAATATGGCATTGGATCGAATGAAAAATGACACCAACAGAATGGGCTTCGTTTGGCGCTGGCGTTTGCGCCGTGCTAACAAGCGTTTTTATTGGTTTGAGATTCCTGGTTAAAGGCTGGTTAAACGAACTAAGACCAAACGGTGGTTCTTCTATGAAGGATCAGTTAAATCGCCTAGAACAGCGTGTTGATGATTTGTTTACAATTATAAGTAAGTCATAATTTAAACATGGCGAACACACGGAAAACAAGAAAACGGACTAAGGTCAATCGTCGTCGCGTTCGCCAAACTGTTGAGCCTTTAACAAAACTCGATCAATGGTATATTGCCAAGCACGAGATGTTTCGGGCAGCACGAAAGGCTGGATTTTCAGAATCAGTTGCGCTTTATTTAATGGATAGCCCTGATTCAATGCCAGACTGGATTGTCGGAGATGGTGGAATCATTCCAAGTATTCCAACTCCAGATGAGGAAGAAGATTAAAGCGAACCGTCGTTACCTCGTGGTCCCAGATTTACAAATTCCACTACACCATCCCAAGGCCGTGTCCAACTTGATTAAAATGGCCAAGCATGAAAAATTTGATTTTGTTTTAAATACTGGAGATGAACTTGATTTCACCAGTCAATCGCGTTGGGTAAAAGGAACCAAAACTGAGTTTGCCGAAACCTTGCATGAAGAACGGGCAATGGCCCAGGATATTCTGTTTGACTTAGGAACTACCGATATTGTCAGGTCCAACCATACTGATCGTTTATACACAACATTACTTAAAGGCGCTCCAAGCCTTATTGGATTACCAGAATTGACCTATGAGCGGTTTATGGATTTTAGTTCATTAGGCATTCGATTCCACCGTAGAGGTTACCAATTTGAAAAGAACTGGTTTTTGGCTCATGGCGACGAAGGCAACATGTCTAAGCATGCAGGCATAACAGGCCTCAATTTGGCCAAGAAATGGAATTTAAACACCGTTTGCGGACATAGCCATAGGCAGGGCGCAGTAAGGCACCAAACTGGCTTAAACGGCCGTTATTCGACGATTTGGGGCATAGAGGCTGGCCATTTAATGGATCAGAAAAACAAGGCTAGTTACCTAAAATATGCCTCAGGCGACTGGAACATGGGCTTCGTGGTTCTAAGTTTTGGTAAGGCTGGGCATCAGGTTGAGTTAATCCCAGTTAATCATGACGGTTCGTTTAGATACAATAAAAGGTCTTATGGGGCGTGAAACCGATTATCAGCCCAGGACGATTGATGATCATATCGATAATTTTGAGGATATATTCGTTATCTAATCGTTATAAAACACGCCGATAAATTTATTGTGCAGGTAATTGACAACTGTAATAGTTAACCCATCAGCAGGTGAAGGGCCTGCGGATAGGGAGCAAAATGTTACAAACAACAGATACAAGGCAGGCAGCAATTGATTTTGCCGATCGTGGTTGGTCAGTTATGCCATTGTTGCCAAACAGTAAAGAACCGCATTTTGACTTATGTCGTCGTGCGTATCTATCAGCAACCACTGACAAAAAACTAATCAATTTCTGGTTTGATTTTGATGCCAATATAAATCTGGGCATTGGATGCTATCAATCAGGATTGGTTGTTTTTGATATTGACTACCGCAACGGTGGTGAGTTGTTATCAATATTTAAGCCAACTTATACGGTCCAAACTGGTGATGGTTTGCACTTGTATTACAAAGCCAATCCAACTGATGTATTTAAAGGTAAATTGACTGATGGCATTGATATTAAATGGAAAGGTTATGTTGCAACTGCACCATCAATTCATCCGTCAGGTGCAAGATATACAGTAATAGATGACAGAGAGCCTGTTGTCCTACCAAATGCAGTAAGGGAGCAAGTATGGAAACGCTAGGAATATGGATGATCATTGGCGGCATCGCTGGCATGATCTGGTATTTGATTGATGAATACCGAATTGAAAAACATTACGACAAAGGATATTGGGCTGGTCGCAATGAAGGTTGGAAAGCAGCCTTAGATCATCAAGCCAAAATCACTAAATTAAAATCAAGGGCAGTATTTGATTATGACAAAGACTGAGAAGTTATTTGATGATGCCGTCGCACTCATTCATTCAAGAGGATCGCAATATGGTCATCCAATGCCACAACATTCGCGTATTGCAGAACTCTGGAGCGCCTATCTTGGTTTTCCAATCACTCCAAATCAAGTTGCAATGGCAATGTGCTTGGTCAAAATCAGCAGATCAGTTGAAAGTCCAGAAGTTGACGATCACTACAAAGACGCACTTGCGTATATTGCAATTTCAAAAACCTGCCATGAAGCCATGCAGGATTCAAAACTAGATTGGCAGGTATAACATGGCTTTTAATTTAGATGACTACACAACGGTCCAGGAACGGATTGCCGAGTTCTGGGGAAAGTATGAAAATGGAGCAATACGAACAAAAGTTATCGAGGCCTCAAACACTCGATTCATTGTTGTTGCTGAATTATTTAAAAACGCAACCGACGAAAAGCCGTTCTCAACGGGCCACGCTCAAGAGGTTATTAGTGATCGCGGTGTTAATCGTGATTTTGCCTTGGAAAATTGTGAAACAAGTGCAGTTGGAATTGCTGCAAAGTTTGCAAACATTGGCACGAAGAAGCATCTTGCCTCGCGTGAAGAAATGGCTAAAGTTAACAAGGTAACTGAAACTAAAAGAGTTTACA